GTGCAGTTTCGTAGTGTTCGTTTTCTGATTCTGCATACCAATCTAATATTTTAATCTGAATACGATGAATCTTCTTATTGAAGTTATGTGCAACTAAAACTGGAGTATCCTCTTTTATAAAGGACTTATGATTGCTTAATCTACGTAACTTCTTTTCATTTAAAACTTTAATTGTTTCGTTGTAGAAACCTTCTCTGTTTGTTCCAAATTTCACATTATTTTTCATCTATATCTACCCTCTTACACATACACAAAATACTTTCCCTAGCATTTACTCTTTTGCAATTCAATAACTTTGGTGTCTTGTGACCTTTTGGCATATAACTAAAATCAACCTTATCCCCAAACACATCCATGAGGTCTGCATATCCTCTACTCTGTCGTCCCATAATAAAGTATTTTCTGTTTAGATACGTTACCTTATCAAATTTCCTAAAACCAAATAATTTACCTGTTGGTAGTTTTTGTTCACCATGAGCACCTCTTGCTAATTTATAATCTCCCTTAGAGACTCTACGTTTATAGAAAATTACATCTGAGGGTTCAAATTCTAGCCCACCACTTGCAATTACACAAGCATCTATATAGTGGTCTTTTGGAAGGTGTAAGTGATTTCTATTTTCGCTTGTTACAAAGCCATAAGTTTCTATTGCTCGTGGATAAATATTTAGTAATTGACTTCTAATAATACTCATATGGGTAGCATGTTTTAGATTCATTTTCTTTGGTTTCTTATTTAACGTAATCTCACCTTTATGTATTTTCTTGTGACAATCTTCACATAAGGTAATGAGATTATTTTCATCATCAGTTCCACCGTTACTTCTGAATTTAATGTGGTGAACCTCTAGTCTACAATTCTTCTTACCACAACATTGGCAAGTGTAGTTATCTCTATGGAGAATAGCACTTCTCCTAGACGAGTAATCATAGTTGAAACCTTGTTGGTAACCCCAATGTCTAATCTTTTCGTTGATTAAACTAGGATTCTTCATTAAGGCAGTATCGAACTGGCTTACCTCTAAAATTAAGTTATCATCTGAAATCGGAAGTATCTTTTTACAAAACTCAATCTCATCTATATGGGCCTGAACTTTGTGACTTACTGAAGGTGGTAGTCTATCTTTCTTAATAGAGTTTCTTCTGTTTAAGAATCTTACTTTTCTGTAACGTGTTTTTCTACTTCTACGATTACGTCTAAACATACGTCTAGCATCCATCTTCTGTTTAATATTACATCTTAACTCAGTTTGAGACTGGTATAGAACTTTATCATTACCCACACAAGCAACTCCTACGTGTTTAGAACCTGTATCTACACCAAGTACAACATCTTGTACAATTTTTGTTTCAGGTTCGTACAACAACCTAATTGTAAACGGACAACGCTTAACTACTTTTGCTTTTCTATCTCGTAACATCCTACGAACCTTGCCAAAACGTGATGTTGGCATAAGTGGTTGTCCATTCTTGTCTAAAACATATACGAACATACGCTTTAACTCCTTTCGTATTTTAATTTTAGTGAGTTTTACTTTGTAAGACAGTACTCACTCAACTGTAGTGCCTAACCTATCTCTTTTACCAAGATAGGTATTGGACTTCCTTTCGTCAATGTTGAATTAGGTTTTCAATTCACTAACACAGGGTTATCTATACACAAGCACCCAACTTAATTAAGTGAACTTAGAGCAACGGTCTAAGGCGACAACCGTAGGTAAGTAACCTCAATGGTTCTCTAATTCAACGTAGGTAAGATTTCTCTAACCTAAGACTTGTGACCATCATACTTAAAGAAGATACACCCCTTTAGGTGTGTATTTGGTCACACCAAATTCAATTACCATAATTATGTTCTCCCATACTTGAATATTGTTTGTTGTTATCTATTAGATGCCTAGTTCCTTTTTCATAGCATCTAAGTTTAGACCTAATGTCTTTTCCTCTTTTATCTGTGCTTTAGCAACTTCTGTAAGTATGTCTAGTCGAAGTGTATTATCTTTACCAGATACCCATTCATGTAGCACAGACCTTAACTCTGCTATATGAATTGGTTTAGTAGTAGAATGTTCCCACATTTCATCTCTTACGATTGTAATAGGAGTTTTCCCTACAATACATACCATACCATCAATACTATCAATCTGAATATTTGCTTTGTTGAATACTCTTTCCCAAATAGGTACGGAAGAGTGAACTTCAAGTATTTCTTTACCCTTAGCAGTTTCTATAATAGATTGACCTTCTATTGCTAATTCCTGATTAGGTTTAACTTTTATATTCTTAGCATCTAAAATAAGAACATGTCTACCATATACTAATAATACATCAGTATCAGGTATATAGTCAAGTGTATTATTATCTTGTTCATAGGATAAACTAGCAAAGGCCACAATTCCTTCTAACTTATCATCATACTTTAGAAGCGTAGATAGATAATCACATAGCATGGTTTCTCCATCAATTCCAGCTTTAGTTAATGAGATTTGAGTATTCAATTCTACATCATCAACCAGCCAATCTGTAACATCATGTACTGCACCATTCTTTTTTTCTTCTAGTTGTGCTAATGTCTTTTTTAACCCAAGTGCAGGATTACCAATTACAAATAAACCACTTCTTAAATGGTTTCGCACAGATATTGCTAATTCCTTATCATCAGGCTTTATGTTGCTCTGGTCTAATTTCACTCTATCTTACCCCCTTTGAAGGAAAGAGTGAGAGATTAACCCCTCACCCTTTTATTTTTAACTACTGCACCAAGTCCGAGTAATGATAACATACCCATTAGTGAGAACATTCCTGCATCGGTATTAACACCTGTAGGAATATCGTCATTCTTTTCAAAGATATGTACCACATCACCATTTTCCTTAGTTTCAGTTCTTACAAGTTTGTACCCTGTAAATGTACCATGTTCCTTAACACCCTTTTCTGATGCCTTTAATTCAACACCAGAAGTTGTCTGCCAAGAAGTCTTAACCTGTCTATAGATGTGTTTGATAACACCCTCTGTAACGTTAGGTTCAGTGTTTCTATAAGCATAACCTGGAATATCCTTCTGGTTCTTCTGACCATTTTCTTTAGGGGAAATTTCATGACCATCTTCATCAACATAGATAGTATGTAAGAGTTTGTAAATATGAGTTACATTACCCTTATCATCTGTTTCTGTCTTTGTATAACTGTAGTCATAAATAGGTTTTTCAGGATGTGTTCCCTTTTCTGTAGGAGATAATTCTTTATTATCACCCTCAGATACATAAGAAGTCTTTACTTGACGGAATACATAAGTAACATTGTCCTTATCATCCTTCTTAGTTTCTACATAGTAGTACTGAGGAATTGCATCACCAATTTCAACTGTCTTATTTCCCTTAACAGGTGTCTTTAACTCGTTGCCTTCTTCATCAACCCACTTAGTTGTGTACTGACGGAAGATATGAGTTACATTACCATCTTCGTCTGTTGTAGACTTAACGAAAGAATAAGAATCAATATCACCATGTTCTTGTGTTGTACTTCCTGTAACTTTATTCTTTAATACATTACCATCTTCATCAACCCAGTTAGTGTCGTATTGAACAATCTGAACACGTCTGAATCTAACTTCTGTATTCTCTACTTCTGCAGGTGCATTTGTAGGAGCTACAGGATTTGCCATATTAGGTTCAACTGGAGCAGTTGGTTCTACAATAGTATTTAATGTAGGTTCTTCTGGTTTAACAGGATTTTCTAATGGAGTTGGTACTTCTTCGTATGTAGGTTCATCAGGGATTTTCTCATACTTAGGAGTAGGAATTAAACTCTCATCCCATACTGCTGGTGGAGTAGGTTCACTCTTAAACTCAATGTATTGGTTGTTTAATCCAAATCCACCACCGGCACCACTCCAAGAAGCAGAAACAGTATCACCTGCAAAGATACCAATACTGATACCACGTTGTACAGAGTAGTTATTACCCACAGTGGCAGGGTCATTAGGTAGACTACTATGGTTAAGGTTTGCCATATGTTCATCACCATATGTCCAAGCAGTATAGTCATTCATTTGTTGAACTTTTGTATAACCCTCTTGTCCTTCAGTAACACCACGAGCCTTATCTGAAGGCGCGATAGGCACAGTTGCCTTAACAATATCGTTAGATGCAACACCAAGGTTCTCTCCTGCTTCTAAGTCACCTAAAACGAACATACGAACTAACTTAATTGGTTGTCCAGTTTCTTCGTCATAGAACTGATAGGTTGCTCTAGCACCATCTTCAAACGCACCAAGTGAACCATCCTTACGGAATGTATATACTGCACTTGCACGTGATTGATGCCACTTACTTACTGTTACGTGAGCAGAAATCTTCTTTCCACTAGCAGTTGTTCCAAGATTATGTAAATCAAACTTTAAGAAATTATCTACTACTTGACCTTGTGCCACTAACTTATAGTTATGACCGTATTGGTTATCATATTCTGTTACACGAGAATCCTTATAAGTAATATTCATTGTCGTTTGGTTAGTAACGCCAATATCACCTAAAGAGTACTCATATCCAAGTTCTGCTAACTTATCCTTATCATACATTGTATAAACATTCTTAAAGTATTCAGTAGTATTACCATTACCGTAGTTATGGAAATTCATCTGAGATGCATCAGGAGTACCCATAACAGCAGATTGATTGTTAGCAACCCACCAGTTCTTATATACAGTACTTTCTCCCTTATCTACTGACCTAGCACTATCGTTATAAGTACCACGAATTACAATACCACGACTTGAACCATCTAATAATACTGGATTATTTTCAATGAACTGGTCGTATTCACTCTTTTCTTGTTCATAACGAGTTACTTATTGGTCATGAGCATTTTTAGCATCTGCTACTTGCTTATCATAGTTATCCTTGATTTGCTTGTTGCTTGCAGTAATTCTCGCTACATCATTCTGCCAATTTGTTTTCTTTGTTTCATTACGATTTGTAGCATCTGTAATCTCTTGATTACGTTGATTATATGCTGCCAAATCAGTATCATATTGCTGTTTCTTAGCATTGTATTCAGCAGTTAAACGTTCATTCTCTGCCTTTAGTTCTTTATTCTTAGCAATATCAGCATCATACTTTTCCTTTTGTGCAGAATACAATGTCCATAATTCATCGTATGTAATCTTATCCTGCTTATACTTTTCTAATGCCTCATCATAGGCTTTCTTTTGTGCAGCATACTCTGCCAACTTTTCATTAACTTCCGTCTTTGTTGTTTCTAATGTAACCTTCTGTTCACTTTCACGTTGCTTTGCTTCTTCTTCTGTGTGTACTGTGATTGGTTCATCTTCCACAATCTCTAATTTTGGATTTTCTCTACGTAACTGTTCTACAAACTCTAAGAAATTAGGGTCTGTAATGTCCTTAGTCTTTGTCTCTGCAAAGGCAGTTAATGGACTTAACAATGTAGAAGTAAGTAATCCTACTGTTAGTAACTTTCTTAACTTCATTTTTCTCCTTCTATCACCAGTTAGTTTAACGACCTACCTTACGGTCGAAAAGAGTTGAACACTTAACAATATTTGCATTAACAAATTGTTCAACTGTCATATCCTGAACATCCTTACAATTACCAAAGGAATTATAATCTATCTCATAGATACTCTTTCCTTTGATTCTTTGCTTTAACTTTTCTCGTGCATTTTTACCACGTTCATCATTATCTAATGCTAAAATAATCTTTCGTTGAGGTAATTGCTCTATTTCTTTTATCTGTTCCCATGAACCAAGACCATTCAACGCAACTGCATATTTACCACAAGTCCAGATGAATAAAGCATCTAAGATTGACTCACATACATAGACTTCCTTTGCATTTGTTTTAGAGAGTTCATAAATCCCATATAAAGGTTTCTCTACACTCTCTGGGTAATGAAAGTACTTTCTATCTACTGCACGTTTAGCAAAAAATAATATATTACCAGAGATGTCTTTAACAGGAAATGTAATACAATTAGTGTATTTATCATATCCTACATCAAACATCTCTATAATATCGTCAGTTAATTTTCTCTCATACATGTATGGGTGCTTTACATTAAAGTATTTAAGTGTTTCTTTATCAACATACTTTGTAGTATTGCTTGGTCTCTCTAAGGTTATACCCCATGACCTGGTAGAAACATTGCTACTATCAAACTTTTCTCGTAGCCAAGTAGTACCATCTTTGTCAAGACACTTTGTAATAAGTTGTGGAATTGTCTTCACTGCACCACAGGTAAAACAATGGCAGATACTACCATCTTCTTTAATACCCATAGAGGGAGTATTTTCTTGTCCATCCTTATGAAAAGGACATTGAACCATTCTATACTTACCACTCTTCTTAGGTGGTTTTACTAAGTAATTACGATGTTCGAGTGTTATGTCACTTCTCAATTCACTTAATAAAGTATCAATATTTGTACCAATGTCCATATTTTCAATTCTCATAGTACACCTCTATCTGTTAAGTAAGTCCGTCATTTCTTCACTATTAAGAAATTCCTCTAAGTTATAGACTCTGATGTAGTTTAAGTTATTCTTCATTGCAGTATTGTACTTCTCTACATCTCGGATAGTCCAGATATAATACGCTTTATTACTAAATTCACTATCACTATTTAGCCACTTGTCTGCCTTAGCTACATCCGCCTCGTTATTACAATCAAACGGATGTTCGCCATGTGTCCAATGCAAGTTTAGCTCAATATATGTGTCAATCTTAGGAATGTAGAAATCACAAAAGTACGGATATAAGGCACTCTTATACTGTGGAATATACTCTATATTGTGTTCTGATAGATAACTTTCAAACAACTTCTCAGCTTCGGATTTAGTTTTGTTATAAATCTTTAAAACCGAATCTCTAAGTTGAAAAGTATTCTCTACTCCATACTTTTCTATTAATGATTTCTTTCTTGTCTCTTTTTGAGTATCTACAACTTCTTTTGAGCGTAGCTTTTCTCGGACGGTCGGAAGCTGAAATGTGTTTCGTACCCCATATTTGTGTATCATTGTATTTTCCTTTTTTGCTTTGACCGCAGATATTTGGGAGATGTTTTCTACCCCATATTTTTCCAACAAAGTACTTTTAGAACTTTCCGTTATCTTCTTTCTAACTTCCGGGTCAGCATTTGAACATTTATTTGAGCAATATGTACTGTACCCTATTGACAACGAATTATACCTAGTTGGGTTTCCACAAATTTTACACAACCCCTCAGTTGGGTGTTTTAAAAACCTGTCGTAATAATTCTTTGAGCATATTTTATGTTCTTTTAGATGTTGAGAAAGGTACTTGTATGTGGGGAAAAGTTTTCCACAAATTTCACATTTAATCAATGAGTCTTTCAATTTCCAATGTATCCCCCTTTTCAGCCATATTCCCTAAACTATAAACTAAATCTTCAACGATATTATTAATGATTGTACCATTGATATTAGTTAGGTAGTTCTTGCTTGCTAATAATTGTTTAGCCTCAGCACAAGCCTCTTTTGTATAGAGTGCTACGATAGACAAAGAATCGCCGTCAAAATCTCCGCTAAGACCGGCCATAACAATAGGATTTAACTGAAATACATATCTATCTCTATCCTTAGTACTAAACTGGGGTATCATACCAATTGTAGAACCAGCACCGATTGTTGGCATACGATTTAACAAGCAGTAGTATTCACCTTCAAGCAATTCACTATTAACT